ATACGGACTGGAATGATAATTGTAATAAATTAATACAATTTTTAGCAGATGGCACGTATGACCTAAATGTAAATCAAATTACAGCATCAACTTACGTTGGCATCCCCTCAGACCAGTTTTCAACAATTACCGCAGGTGAAAACCTAACAGCAGGTGATATTGTAAGAATTAGTGGTGGACAGGCGTATAAGGCAAGCAATGCTACTAGCGCAGGGGTTACCTCTGTTGTGGGGGTTTGTAATACCACTGTATCCAGTGGCGGAACAGTTAAAATTGACTATGGTTTTTATAATTCGTTTAGTTCTTTGACCGCAGGAACATTGTATTACATAGGGACTAGTGGTGCGATAACGTCAACTAAACCAAGCCTATACCCAGTAGAAGTAGGCCGAGCAGTTAGTGCAACTAGAATTAACCTTAATTTTCGTGAAGATGATAAACCTACTGGGACCATTATTAGTACAGCATTAACATCAGCACCTAAAGGGTATTTAGAATGTGATGGTTCCGCAGTTAGCAGAACGACACACGCACGTTTGTATGCCGAGTTAGGCGTTATTTATGGCAATGGTGATGGAAGTACTACTTTTAACTTGCCTGATTACAGAGGCCGATTTTTAAGAGGGTTTGACAACACAGCAGGAACAGATCCGGACGCAGCGTCACGTACTGATCGAGGCGATGGTACGACAGGCGATGCGGTTGGTACAAAGCAAGATGATGCGTTACAAGGCCATCATCATCGTGTAGGGCAAAGCGATACTTCTTTTCTTTATCGAGATACAGATCAAAGAGCAGATACAGGGTCAGGAGATTCATTTAAAAATGGAGTGTCTGGAACACAAATTGACGCTCGTTTGATAGTGACTGATAGCGTAAACGGCAATCCACGCACAACATCAGAAACACGCCCATCAAACATTAACGTCATGTACTGCATAAAACTATAAAATGGAACTTTTTCGATACGCACCGTCACTTTACACACTAATACAAACCGATAGCGGACAATTTTTTTTATTATGCTTTGCGTACGGAATTATGGGTATCTACATATATAAAATGTTTAACAAGATAAATTCAATTCAGAAAGACATGGAAAAATATAAAAACCAAACCGATGACAACATTAAAAAGGTGTTTGAAGAATTAAAACAAGTAAGTCGTGTTGTATATAAAATGGCGGGAAAATTAGAAATTGACTAAAATTTACATACATTTTCACAATGAGAAATTTAGTGTTTTAAATCCTTTGTTCTACACAACGGCAACAATAAAGTTTTTTACAAACGATATTTTTTATCATGTTTCAATTCAGATTAACAATATTTACTACGAAGCTAATTTTTTCAATGGTGTAATAAAATCTAAGAAAATTTCATCTAACATAGGGTTAACTTATGTTTTAGACGTAGACACAAAAACAAAAAGCAAAATTGTATCTCAATTAAATGCGCTTATTGGCGCAAAGTATGATTACTTAGCGTTATTGTCTGGATTTTTTGGGAAAAAAATACAATCAAAAAAAGCATATTTCTGTAGTGAAATTTGTGACATAGTCACGAAAAATGTTTTAGATGTTAGTATAAAAAATATGAATACGAATCCAAGCCCGAAAGATCTGAGAATGATCTTAACCTGAGCAAAAATAAAAACCATCGTTAAATGATTGTATTTTATGCAATGATTGTATTTTATGCAAAGTAAAATAAGTAGTATTAGTGAAACAACACTACAAGTTTTGAGCGATGTGGGCTGGAATGTGTTGATTCTTAGCCCCTTGGCATATTATCGTCATGGTATTAAGACAGAGGCGATAACAGAGCTATTTGTTTTATCGTTAATCTATAATTTTGTGAAGTCTTATGCAATTAGAAGAAAATTTAACAAGAAATAAAAAAAATGTGACTAATCTGAAAAAACAATGTGATAATCTTGCATCACAACTCAAATCTATTGAGGATTTAACTCGAGTACGTTGGGACAATATAGATAAGGTAATTAATATTTTTAAGTATTCAATTGCTATTATTATTTTAATAAATTTAACAATCTTATTTTTTATAATAGGTTATTAAAAATTAGTAAATCTACTAAGTCATTTGATGTACCATAACCGCATATCCCGTTGTTGTTGGCCACATTATCAAGAAAGCTTTTCTGTAGAACTGTTGGTTTTTTACCATAACGTTTGACTTCGAAGGCAAAAAACAATCCTTCGTGTGTGAATCCTATAATATCACTAATTCCAGCATGACCAAACTTAACCATACGGGGACCTTTTTTTGATTCGTACTTGGCCATTCCAACGTTGTTCCGCCATGCTATAACTTTACTAACGGCAAGAATGTTTAAACATCGAGTTTGATGCTGTTTTTCGGTTAAATGTTTATTTAGTTCAGAATTTATTTTCATTATGGTATAATTTTATCGTAATCTCATCACACCACGCCAGGGCGACCATAGTTTGTTTTTTTGATTGTTGTACTAGCCCTGGCCAATATAATTCATATCAATTAATTCTTGTTCCAATGCGCTTAATGCAAGGTAATAGCGTTGCATAATGTATTTTTTGAACATTTTAGTTGGGTATTTATTTCGAGCCATTTCTATGTTTGTGTATGTTAGTTGGAATCTGTGTTTTATCTTAATGAACTCTCGAGGCCAGTATTCGTTTACGATTGTGTTGATTTCTTTATTAGTATAATTCAGTTCTTTTAACGCATGTATTGCATTATTTTTTGCTTTAATTTTAGTGTCTCTTGCAAGCTTATAGCTGGCATAACTTTCATCGCCATAAATTCTACCAACCTTACTAATTATTTTTTGTTGCAAATATTCAATCGAAATTGTTTTTACGTTCATTTTTTATTTCCTTTAATATATTTTTCAATGGATTAACCCCATTAACCAACTTTTTTTTAGCTTCAATATAAACCGTATTAGAGCCTGCAATCTGTTTAATATTATGCTTATTAGGGCTTTCAATAAGCTCAATTTTTTTGTTTTTTAAATCCTTGTATAACTCTTTTGCCTCCTTTTCGATAAATGCCCAATGCTCAGATAGACAATTCACACATCGTTCTTTGCCAATAATCTGTTTAATGGTGTATACGTCATCATCAATAAGATTCCAATCATAATGGTTTCTTGATTGCTTACGAAAACGCTCTAAAAACTCATTAACTTGGTTATCTGGTATATTGTTTACGTAATCTATTATATTTTTTAATCTTGGTGCAAATTCCGATGCCTCAGCATGTTTATTTAATGCTTCATTAAGCAATTTTAAATCAATATCTCGTTCGATAATTGCTTCTGCTAATGCTTTAATTTGAATTTGCTTATCTTCTTTGCCTACTAATGCGTAGGCTTTCAGTATCATTGCTGTGACTGTTTTTTCATAGTTATTCATTTATTTTCCTCCAATCGTTTAAAAATATATACCAAAACATAAATGCATAAGGGACCCACTCCCATAAACCAATAAAAGTTAGTAGGTATAATCCAACGCTTATTGCAATTCCATTGAATACTTGTCTAGGCGTTATCATTGGATTAAATCCTTTAAATAGTCGATGATGTATAGTTTTGGGGCTGTGTAGACGAAAAGTAACCTAATAAGATTATAAATAAAAACTATTAGAAACATTAATGATGCCAATCCTGTTAAAACAATATCCTCACTACCCTCACTGTCATTTTCAAAGTTTATAAATTTTTTAAACAAATATATTGTCAAGCTGACAAATAATAACATACACACAAGGCTGATAAGTGAAAATGCGCTATATTTTATGATCCCCCATCTAACAATCTCATCGAGAATAGCTGGCAGTTCAGCACTAGCGGTACTAATAGCCGTTTTTAATCCCTCTAATATTTCGTTTAAATTTTCTGTTAATACTTCTTTATTCATTATTTACTCCTTGAACAATCCCTAGTTTTAGTATTTGATCGTTTATTTTTTCTTGTGTCTTATTTAGTTCTTTTTCTCGTTCGTCTAGTTGTGTTTGCCTTTCATTTTGACTGGCATCTCTCCAATGTATATAGTCATTTTCATTCAAACGTTCATATTGTAATTTTTCTATGTCTGACTCTAACATTGTTTTTTGTATTACTAATGAAGTGATTCTATCTGATAATTTTCTTTCCTCTTTTTTTAACTCCCTTACCTTTTTATAGATCTTAAATATTAGTTTCATTTATTTACCTCCTGTTAACTGATTAAAAATGCTTTGCAGTTTATCTTGTGGCTCTTGTTTTTTGCTTTTATATTTACCTTCCACAATTTTTAGCCAGTTATTCGGCGAACAAAACACCCAGTCGAAGTCCGCCTTCCAGTCATTGCCGTTCGTGCCAAGCAAAAATGGGGA